TAAACAATACGTTATGGTTCAGCACTGATGCATCATTATACGGTATATTCGAATGGAACGCTGATACCGTTCAGAACGGTGGGCAGGTGTTTACAAACAAAACACCAACAGTGATCTTAGACGAAACCAAATTAGATGACTTTACAATCAAAGCGTCATATCCAGCTGCTAACGGAACTTATGCTGTAGCACCAATGCAGTCAGTTGATCCAAGTGCAGCATCTGACGATAGAAGTATATTAACATACTTCTATAAAGCTCCATTTGTTGCAACAAGAGCCGTAAGATATCTTAGCAAATGGGTTAAATTAGGATCAGACGAGTGGGTAGGTAGTTGGCCGATTGCTACTGCAACTACTAGCACAGATCCAAACGCTGGAACAATGACTGTTGAAACTCATTACATTAGCGATACTATGAAAACAGTTAGCGTTGATACATCACAAGGTGAATCGTTAGCTGAGTTAATTGATGAAATTAACACTGATATTCCTGATACTAATGACGTTTGGTTTAGACTAAATTCATCAGGTAAAGTAGAAATTTATGCAACATCTAATGATGTTGACTATATTGTTCTAAAGAACGCAGATGGGACTCCGGTTGCATCGTTGGGCTTTACAGCTAACACAAATTATTATGCACCAAAATTTACTGTAGCACGCCACACAGATGTTCCTCAATGGAAGACCGGTGGTACAAATAATCGTCCAACAGGATCGATTTGGATTAAGTCGACTACTCCAAATAAAGGCGCACAATATCAAGTAAAACTTTATAACAGTGACACTCAATTATGGCAGAGTCTTACATGCCCGATATATACTTCGAATTCTGAAGCATTATATTATCTAGACAGAGTAGGCGGCGGCGCAAACTTATCAGCTAATACTGTATACGCTAGTGCAAATCTTACTGCATTAGATAGCACCAATGACACTATTGGCACAATTGGCGAATTTAGCATAAAGCGTCGTTCATCAGGTAAAACATCGTTCATGACTAAAATAATCGGTGCTTCTACGCTAACTTCTGGTACTAATACGTTTACATTAGCTGAATCAGTTACTTCGAGTGCAGCAATGAATAGTCCTAAAACTATCGAATTTAGTGCCACAGGCGCCTCTACAGACGCAGATTTGTTAGCATTGACTATTAATAGTGCTGGGTTTACAAATATTATAGCAAGTGTTGATAGCTTTAATCGAGTAATTATTACTCACGAGCTAGGCGGAGAAATTGAGTATGTAGATGGCACATCTACTCCTCTCGCGGACTTGACACTAGTAGCATTAGGTGGAACAGCAATTTATAAGGCTCCTTCAACTGCGCCGAACACGTACATTGTTTCGAATTGGAATCCAGAAACAACTTCTATTACTAACGGGTACACTGCTCCACGTTATTTTATTAGTAGTGGTGTGCCAAGTACTATCCTTACTGAAGATTCACGTTTATGGTACAACTCTACAATTACTGACGTTGATATTCTTGTACACGACGGTACTTCATGGAGAGGATACAAAAATGTATTCGGAACTACTGACCCATCTGGACCGATTATTTCAGCATCTAAGCCTACTAAGTTAAGCGATGGTACTACTATCGGTTCTAGTCACGGTGGACAATTATGGATTGATACTAGTGATCTTCCAAATTATCCTGTTATTAACCGTTGGAATTCATCGTTACTAATTTGGGAAATTGTTGACAAAAGTGATCAAACTACTGAAAACGGCATTATATTTGCAGATGCTCGTGCAGGATCTACTGGCGGAACACTATCAACTGCTCCGACTGCAACTATTAGCGCATTATTAACTTCTAACTATTTAGATCCAGATGCACCTGATCCTGCATTATATCCAAAAGGTATGTTGTTATGGAACTTACGTCGTTCTAGTTACAATGTAAAGCGTTTCGTTCGTGATTATATTGATCAGACTGCTACTAATGCAAGATATAATAATGAGTCAATGACATCTTATTATGCACATCGTTGGGTTACTGAATCAAGCAATCAATATGACGGTTCTGGTACATTCGGTAGTGCTGCACAACGTCAAGTTATTATTCAAAGATTACAGAGTAGTATCGATACTAATCAAGACCTAAGAGAAACTGACTCACGTCGATTTAACTTAATTTCTTGCCCAGGGTATTACGAACTAATTCCGTCAATGATTAACTTGAATTACGACCGTGGATTAAGCGCATTTGTTGTAGGTGATAGTCCAGCAACATTAGATTCTAGTTTACAAAGTTTAGCTAACTGGGGTAATGAAGTTGACTTGACAATTGAACGTCAATCTTCAGTACTTTCAAGTTACAGTGAATACTTAGGGGTATTTTATCCTTGGGGATTAACTAGTGACAACTTTGGAAGATCTATTGCTGTTCCTTCAAGTCATATGATTCTACGTACAATAGCATTAAGTGATCAGGTATCGTATCCATGGTTTGCACCAGCTGGTACAAGAAGAGGTACTATTACTAACGCATCTTCTGTTGGGTATGTAACTTCTGAAGGCGAGTTTAAATCAGTTACATTAAACGAACGTCAACGCGATGTGTTGTATAACACTAGTGTTAATCCAATTACATTCTTATCGGGTGCAGGACTTGTTAACTACGGTCAAAAAACTCGTGCGGTTACTACAAGTTCATTAGATCGTATCAATGTAGCACGTTTAGTTGTTTATCTACGTACCAAATTAAATGACCTTGCTAGACCTTACATCTTTGAACCAAATGATAAGTTCACTAGAGATCAATTGAAACATCAAGTTGAATCTTTGATGATCGAATTGATTGGTCAACGTGCGATTGGGGACTTCTTAGTTGTTTGTGATGAAACTAACAATACACCGACTACTATTGATCGTAACGAACTATATGTTGATGTAGCTATTGAACCTATCAAGGCAGTAGAATTTATCTATATACCGTTACGTTTAAAGAACACCGGTGAAATTGCAGGATTGGGTTCTGTATAATATTGCACAATATAGAGAAAAGCAACTAAGTTGCTTTTCTCTAACATATAATGCTATAAGGAAAAACAAAAAGAAATGCTAAATACATATAACAATAGCGGAGTTTGAAATATGACTATTTCATCATTAAATAATTTATCAGTACCAATCACAGGTCAGACCCCAGCAACTTCAGGGTTATTAATGCCTAAACTGCAATTTAAGTTTAGGGTAAATTTTACAAGTTTTGGTGCTAGCGGTTCAGATACAGTAGAACTAACTAGACAAGTAATGGATGTTACACGCCCGAGTGTTAGTTTTGACGATGTAACATTAAACATATACAATTCTAAAGTAAGATTAGCCGGAAGACATAGTTGGGAAGATATTACTCTTAATCTTCGTGATGACACTTCAGGCATAGTACAGAAGTTAGTTGGTCAACAGTTGCAAAAACAAGTCGATTTTCAAGAACAGAAAACAGCAGCAGCCGGTAGTAATTACAAGTTTGTAACAAAAATAGAAATTTTAGATGGTGGTAACGGAAATACTGCACCAGTAGTTCTTGAAACTTGGGAATTATATGGATGCTACTTAACAACTGCAAACTATAATGCATTAAACTATGCTACTAGTGATCCTGTTACTATTGCACTATCGATTCGTTATGATAACGCAGTACAGTCAGAAGGCACTAAATTAGAATCAGGTAGTACATTAGCTGTTGGCGCAGATTCAGCACCGAAAACAGCATAACATCTATCAACAATAGATTAGAATAAAGGAGCTTTTGCTCCTTTATTCATTTAGTACTGGTCTTTTTAAACGATAAATAGTTGTATGTCATACTTAGATAATTTATGGAACAAATTAAAAAATCCTAAAGGAAATTTAGGTGATTTTCAACATGCTGCAAGACTTTATAATAGTAATGTATTTAGATTAGCACCTAAATTTAAGTTTCTATATCATGTAGTGTTTAATGTTAGTCCTTCGGTATCGAGCAAATTTGGTAACTTTAGCGACCGACACTTATCAAATGTAAATCTATTAGTTCGATCAGTGGATCTGCCAAAATTTAGAATCGATGTACAAACACTAAATCAGTATAATAGAAAAAAGAATTATCAAACAAAATTAAATTACGAACCAATTACTATTGCGTTTCATGACGACAATATCGGGGTTACGACTCAATTTTGGAATTTGTATTATGGTTATTATTTTGCCGATAACAAGTATAATAATAACACCTCTGGGTCGTCATCAATACTAAACACATTAACTGGTATTTTAAACTCCGGCGGAGATATACAAAATTTATTATCAGCGTTTAATGATAAGCCTAATGCTACTATTCCAGCAGCATATCAACAAAACTCGTATAAAAGTTCTCCATTGAACTCGTATAGATACGGATTAGACAATGATTCGTCTGAGCCGTTCTTTACATCAATACAGATATTCCAAATGAGCCGACGTGAATATCAATGTTTTACACTAGTAAGGCCGATAGTTTCGTCTTGGCAACATGACACAATGGACCAAGATGACGGTTCTGGGACTGTACAAAGTAGAATGACCGTTAACTACGAAGCTGTATTTTACAATAAAGGTTTAGTAAGTAACGGAGCATTAACTGGATTTGGCGAAGATTATTACGATAAAGCAGCAAGTCCGCTATCGTTGTTAGGTGGCGGTACTAGTACAATATTCGGCGAAGGCGGTATATACGAAGGTGTCGGAGACATGCTAAATGATGTATTAAGCGGTAAGTCATTTGGTAGTGTCGGAGGATTACTTGGTACGTTAGTGCAAGGCACTAATCTAGCTAAAAATATTGGAAATTTATCGTCAGAAGGACTTAGAAACGAACAATATCAAATATTTAATAAATCTATTAATGCTATTACTACATCTGTATTAGGTATAGATGTAAGCGGATTAGTTAATATGAGCTTTCCAAAAGATAACGGAGCAGGACAGAATCAAATACCACAAGGAAAAACAAAACCTGTAGATCCAGGAAGTGCTGATTCTAATGAACAAGTACAGACTTTTTTAACGAATCATCCTCAAGCATGGAACACATTGGCTAAAAGAACTGCATTTAAAACGGCCATTGGCGGTTCAGCTAATGTAAACGTGTTAAATACCAAATGGGGGGATCTAAGTGCTGCACAAAAAACTGAGTATAAGAATCAAGCACTGTCTTTAATATATTCAAAAGATCCTGCTACATTAGCACAATATACAAAGATAAAACGCAACATTACTTCGAGCATTAAATCAGTATGACAAATTTACCTCCATCTACTAATACAGATTCTTCTACACAAGTAAAAACTTTTTTTGATCGTTATTATATTAAAGAAATAACTTTTCCAGCTGATCAAATCGATGTATTAGTTGGGTTTTTTCAACAAAAAGGATTTAATGATGTTGCTAGTAATACCATTAGCACAGCATTATTACAGCAAGCCAAACTTGATAATGTAAATGTGATCGATC